AAGCCGGTCTGGCACGAGTTCGTTGACAGTATGATGTCGGCTGACGTGCATATCGAAGAGGGTTGGCCGGTTCACATTGGGCTTGACTTTGGTTTGACGCCTGCGGCTGTCTTTGGGCAGAAGATGCAGAATGGCCGGTGGCACGTTGTGCATGAGCTTGTTGCGTTTGATATGGGGCTTGAGCGGTTTTGCCATCACTTGCTGGCTGACATACAACAGCACTTTCCAAAGTCGGACGTGTTGATCTGGGGTGATCCGGCTGGTGTCAAGCGTGACGAGATATTTGAGGTGACGGCGTTTGAGCATCTGCGCACGATGGGGCTACACGCTAGGCCGACCAGCACCAACGATTTTATGGTTCGGCGTGAAGCTGGTGCTATGCCGATGAATAGGTTGATTGACGGCAAGCCCGGCCTGCTGGTTAATCGTTCTTGCGTTAAGGTTCGCAAGTCTTTGGCTGGCGGTTATCATTTTAAACGTATGGCAGTCGGCGCTGGTCAAGAGCGGTTCCGCGATGTGGCGAATAAAAACCAGCACTCGCACGTTGGTGACGCATTTGGCTATTTGATGCTTGGCGCTGGCGAGGTGCGGAACATTACGCGCAACAGCCAGTTTAGCAATCAGTTTAAACAGGCCACAGCAAATATGGATTTTAGTGTTTTTTAATGTGGCAGCGCGAAATAACCAACAATCGCCAAATCCAGATTGTGCCGTTTCATTGGACGCACCCCTATGCGGCTGATTTGCGGGAGCATGACAAGAAGGCTTTTAATCATATTCCTGACTATCAAGAGATGTTAAAGGCGTTCCAAGCCGAGGGCGGCGCTATCACGGCGCTGTGGCGCGGCAGGATTGTTGCCTGCTTGGGCTGCAATGTTATGTGGCCTAGTGTAGCAGAGGCGTGGATGATAACATCTATAGAATTTCCCAACATATCTACTACAGCGACAAGGGCAGCTATTAGATATTTCGATAAGATTTCTATAGAGTATCAATTAAAACGATTGCAGATCACTGTTGACACAGAAAACGAGCTTGCGATGCGGTGGGCAAAGGTGTTAAAATTCACGCCAGAAGGATTACTGCGCAAATATGGGCCGGGCAATTCTGACCACATGATGTTCGCAAAGGTTTACGAATGAGCAATCTTTTTAAAACCCCTAAAATGCCAACGCCGCAACAAGTTGCCCCAGAGGTGACAGAAGCGCAAAAACGGCAAGAAGAGCGCCTTGAAGCGCAAGAAGAAAGCCAAGCACGTCAAATGGCTGCTCGGCGCAGGGCTAGGCAGTACGGCGGTCGGCGTATGCTTATGGCTTCTATTCGCGGCGGCACAGCCGAAGATGAAACAACTTTAGGGTAATTGATATGAGCAATGTAGTTAAAAAAGTTGGCGGCGCAATTGGAATTGGCCCGAAGAAAAAAGCGCCTAGTATGGCTGTTGCAAATTTGGCCGCTACGGCTGCCGGAACCAGTGTCGAAGAAATGGCTGGTAAATTAACAGCGCAAAAGGCAGCTAGATCAGAACGAGCAGCGGCTGCTAAAAGACGTGGCCGCAGAGCGGGTCGCCGTGGGTTAATGATGGCTGGTCGCCTTGGTGGCGGCGGTGAGCAAGAAGAAACCAAGACAACATTAGGAGCGTAGTTATGCCGAAGAAAAAAGGTAAGGGTTACGGTAAGTAATGGAAAAGAAAAAAGAGGTTTGGGATAAGAAACGCCCAAAGGGTTTGGGCAAGCCAAAAGGTTTAAGCCCGGCACAAAAGCGCAAAGCGCAGCGAGCCGCAGCAAAGGCTGGCCGTCCATATCCTAACCTTGTCGATAACATGAGGGCGGCGCGTGACTAAGAAAGCGCATCAGGCTCCGGGCGGTGGATTGAACGAAGCTGGTCGCAGGCATCACGAAGCCAAGGACGGCGGCAATCTAAAGCGCCCAGTCAAAACTGGCACTGGGCCGCGCCGCGTTTCTTTTGCTGGCCGGTTCGGTGGTATGGCTGGCCCTGAGACAAAACCAGATGGATCGCCCACTAGGTTAAAAAAGGCACTATCTGCTTGGGGCTTTGGGTCAAAGCAAGCTGCGAGAAACTTTGCGAAGAGGCACAAGAAAAATGCGTAGTGTTGAGGAAATCCTAAAGCGTCACGATATTGCGCAGCGCCGCAAAGATAATTGGCGGCAGATTTACGAAGATTGTTATGAGTTCGGCTTGCCGCAGCGCAATCTGTATGATGGCTATTACGAGGGCGGTGGCTCTCCGGGGCAAAACAAAATGGCTCGCGTGTTCGATAGCACGGCTATCAATGCAACACAGCGATTTGCCAACCGCATCCAGTCGGGCCTATTCCCGCCTTATGCACCGTGGTGCCGCCTAGAGCCGGGGCCAGAAATTCCAGAAGAGCGGCGCATCGAAGCACAAATGGCGCTGGATATGTACAGCGACACAATGTTTAGTGTGCTGCGCCAATCTAACTTTGATTTGGCTATGGGCGAGTTCTTGCTCGATTTGGCGGTCGGCACAGCTTGTATGCTGATCCAGCCCGGCGATGAGCTAAACCCAATCCGATTTACTGCGGTGCCGCAGTATTTGGTTGCTATTGAAGAGGGCGCACACGGCAAGGTGGATAATGTTTACCGGCGTATGCGTATGAAGGGCGAGGCCATTAGCCAGCACTGGCAAGATGCCGAAATCCCAGAGCGTATGCAGCGCATGATTGACGAAAAGCCGACTGAGGAAATCGAGCTTATCGAAGCCACACTGTATGAGCCTGAGATGGGTGAGTTCTGCTATCACGTCATTTGGCCGGAAGGCAAAGCCGAGCTATTAAAGCGTTACATGAAATCCAGTCCTTGGATCGTGGCGCGTTACATGAAGGTCGCTGGCGAGGTCTACGGTCGTGGGCCGTTGGTCACTGCTATCCCAGACATCAAGACGCTAAACAAGACGCTAGAGTTGCTGCTTAAAAATGCCAGCTTGTCGATTGCCGGTGTTTACACTGCTGCTGATGACGGCGTGTTGAACCCGCAAGCAATCCGCATTGCGCCGGGTGCTATTATCCCGGTGGCGCGTAATGGTGGCCCGCAGGGTGAGAGCCTGCGTCAGATGCCACGATCTGGTGACTTTAACGTGTCGCAGATCGTCATCAATGATTTGCGCATGAACGTCAAAAAGATTTTGCTCGATGACACACTGCCGCCTGACAATATGAGCGCAAGGTCTGCGACAGAGATTGCCGAGCGCATGAAAGAATTGGCGCAGAACCTTGGCTCCGCTTTTGGTCGTTTGATTACCGAGACTATGGTGCCAATGATTGCGCGTATCTTGTATGTGATGGATGAGCGCGGCTTGATTGAGATGCCACTGCGCGTCAACGGCCTTGAAGTTAAGGTCACGCCAGTCAGCCCAATTGCACAAGCGCAAAATATGGGTGATATCGAAAAGATTATGCAGTGGGTGCAAATGTCGTCAGCCCTTGGCCCCGAAGGTCAGATGGCTGTCAAGACAGGCAGTATTGCAGATTATGTTGCTGACAAGCTGGGTATCCCGGCTGAGTTGCGCACATCTCCAGAGGAACGCGAGATGATGATGCAGCAGGCAATGGAAGCCGCCCAGATGGCGGCACAAGCGGAGGCCGGTGAAATGCCAGAAGGTGAGGCACCGCCAGAAGGGGTATAAGAATGAACCCAGACGGTTGGGATGGTCTACGTTCTGTGGACCCTAAGATTGCAGAAAAACAGCAAGTAGACAAAGACGATATTGATCGTCTCTATTTGCGCGTATTCGCCAGTGACGATGGGGCAAAGCTGCTCACCCATCTACGCGCGCTGACGATAGAGCAGCCAACGTGGTATCCCGGCGAAGAGGCCAGCCACGGCTATGCTCGCGAAGGCCAGAACAGTCTGGTCAGGGAAATTGAGCGGCGCATGAAAAGAGCGAGATCACTATGAACGAAACTGATGGTCTGTTGGCCGATGCTCAAGTTGAGAGTGACGATAACCAACAGCAAGCAGAAGAAACAATCTCACACGTTAAGCCTGATGGCGAGACAGTTTCTAGTGACGCAGTAGCGTCAGAGGCGGCAACCGAAGAGGGAAAACCTGAGTGGTTGCCAGAAAAATTTAATACCGGCGAAGATTTGGCAAAGGCTTATTCTGAGTTGCAGAAAAAGTTTAGCCAAGGAAAGCACAAAGCCCCAGAAGAGTATGACGAAAGCGTGTTTGCTGAGGCTGGCATTCCAGAGGATGACGAGCTTTACACAACATACAAAGACTGGGCTAAAGAAAACGGCATTAGCCAGTCTGCGTTTGAAGAACTTGCTGGCAAGTTTATTTCTATGGCTGGTGAAGAGGCTGAGGCCGCAGACATTTCATACAAGGAAGAATATGAAAAGCTGGGCAACAATGCAGACGCAATCATTAAATCAATGTCTGACTGGGCTTCTGGTCTGGTGCGCAAAGGTGTTTGGTCTGAGGATGATTTTGAAGAGTTCAAAATTATGGGCGGCACAGCCCAAGGCATGAGGGCTTTGCAGAAAGTGCGCAGCTATTATGGCGACAAGGCTATTCCTGTTGACGTTGCGCCATTGGCCGGTGCGCCGTCAAAAGACGAACTGATGGCTATGGTTGGCAAACCAGAATATCAAACTGACCCAACATATCGAATGAAGGTTGAAAAAATGTTTGAGCAAGCGTTTGGCAATGACGAATACTCGCCAACTTAAAGGTCAAGAGGGAACTGTTTACAGTTCCTTCTTTTTTCAATATAATACCTGTTGACAGACAATCGGCTTTCGACCTGTCGCCAACGCTTGGGGGCGTAGCGTGTATGCCCAAGCCGCAGCCCGAAAGGATACCTGCTAGGCGCTAATCGTGTTTTAACTTTTACAAAGGAATAGGAAAATGGCTGTAGGCATTTCCAATGCTTTTGTGCAATTGTTCGATGCGGAAGTGAAGCAGGCTTATCAAGCATCTCGTGCTTTGGCTGGCATTACTCGCGAAAGAACAAGTGTCGAAGGCAATCAGGTGAAGTTCCCGAAGATCGGGAAAGGCACCGCAACAGTTCGCGTACCGCAAACTGACGTAACCCCTCTTAACGTGACCTATTCGCAGGTCACAGCAACAATGAGCGACTACATCGCTGCCGAATATAGCGACATCTTTTCACAGCAGAAAGTCAATTTTGACGAGCGCCGTGAATTGGTGCAAGTAGTCGGTGCAGCTATTGGTCGCCGTATGGATCAGCTTGTTATTGACGCGCTCAATGCAGCTTCCGCACCGTCAACCGTTGCAACAACTGTTGGTGGCGCAGGCACAAACATGAACCTTGCAAAGCTGCTCGCAGCTAAAAAGGCTCTGGATGTGAAGAACGTGCCAGCAGAAGGCCGCTGCATGATCATTCACGCAAACGGTTTGTCAGCATTGCTTGATGAGACAGAACTTACCAGCAGCGATTTTGCTACTGTGAAGGCTCTTTCAACAGGCGAGATCGACACTTTCCTCGGCTTTAAGTTCATCACACTTGGTGATCGTGATGAAGGTGGCCTGCCACTACCATCAACCCGCACTTGCTTTGCGTTCCATCGCGATGCAATCGGCCTTGGTATCGGCATGAACCAAAAGTCAGAAATCAACTACGTTCCTGAGAAAACGTCATTCCTCGTTTCTTCAATGTTCTCCGCAGGCGCGGTTGCCATTGATGACGATGGCATTGTCAAAATCTCAGCGACTGAATAGAAAGGAGTTTAGAAAATGGCTTTCTCTTCAGCAGGATGGAATGTTATCGGTGCAGCTAAATCTGGCAACGCACCATCAATGTACACCTACACATCAGCAGACGCGATTGCGACTGTGAACACCGAAGGTTATTTCAACGACTTGTCAGACACAGTGGCAGTTGGTGATGTGATCTTTGTTCACGACAGCGCGACCCCAACAATGTCAATCGTTGTTGTTCTGTCAAACGCATCTGGTGTTGTTGACGTATCAGACGGCACGGCTGTATCAGTCGCTGACGCAGACTAATTTAAGTGGGGCCGGGCAACCGGCCCCCTTTCCCTATTCTGGAGTAGCGCAATGGCGGCTGGTGATACCAAACTATCAATCTGTTCTGATGCTTTGATTATGTTGGGCGCTGCGCCTCTGTCATCATTTGCCACTGGCACCGATGAAGCGCAAGTTGCGGATCGTTTATATGACGATGTTCGCGACACCCTTTTAATGCAATATGCCTATTCTTGGTCTGTGCAAAAAGTGCAATTGGCGCAGCTTGCCAGTACCCCAATCAACGAATGGAAATACACTTATGCGCTGCCGGGCGACATTCTTGGCAACCCAAAGGCTGTGTTTAATACAAGCTCTGTCGGCGCAAATACGGTTCGCGATTTTGAGGTTTACAACCTTGGCCTTTATACAAACTACGAGAGCATTTGGATTGATTACCAGTTCCGGCCAGAGCCTGCCATTTTCCCGCCGTATTTTGTGCGGTTGTTAAAAATGGCGCTGGCGGCTGAGTTTGCCGAGCCGATCACTGATCAGATTACAAAGGCTGATTATTACCATCAAAAAGCATATGGTTCGCCGTCTGAAAATATGCGCGGTGGCTTGGTTCGCGTATCTATTAACATTGACGGTGCTGACCGCCCGGCGCAACAAATACAAGAGTTTCCCATTTCAGATATAAGGTTCTAGCATGAGCCGCATCATTCAAATACAGAATGACTTTACCGCTGGTGAGCTTGACCCAAAACTGCGGTCGCGTACTGACATCAGCCAATATAAGTCTGGCCTGTCAACTGCGCGGAATGTTAGCATCCAACCGCAAGGCGGGGCAAAGCGGCGTGATGGTACTAAGTTTATTGCAGAGCTAGACAGCGGTGCCGGTGATGCGGTGCGGATGGTGTCTTTTGAGTTCAGTATATCTGACAGCTATATGCTGGTGTTTACGCCCGGCAAAATGTATGTATTCAAAGACGGCTCGTTGATTACCAACATTAACAGCAGCGGCAATGATTTTTTAGCTGTGGCTAGTTTGACTAGCTCCATATTGCCAGAAATGAATTGGGTGCAGTCTGCCGACACAATTATTGTCGTGCATGAGGATTTGCCACCGACAAAGATTGTGCGTGGGGCTGGTGACAGCAATTGGACTGCCAGCACGATTAGTTTTGATTTTGTGCCTAAGTATGCTTTCACTTTAACTGTAACTGCCGGAAGCTCCTACAATACTGGTGTGCCACATGACCACCTAGAACCATCAGCTACATCTGGAAACCTTACACTAACAGCAAAGCACAGCGGGTCAGATGCAAATGAGTTTACTGACCCCGCCGATGATTATGTTGGGCAATATATCAACGTGACGCCATTTGGCCGGTTGCGGATTGTGCGCAAGGTATCAGATGCCAAGCTAGAATGTTTTGCCGAGGTGCCGCTTTTTGACACTGGCAACATTGATGATGCTGATTGGGAGCTTGAAGAGGGTTACGAGGATTCGTGGTCAGGTAGTAGAGGATATCCGCGCAGCGTGACGTTTCACGAGGGCCGTTTATATTTTGGCGGCACGAAACAACGCCCATCAACTATCTTTGGGTCTAGGGTTGCGACCTTCTTTAACTTTGACCCCGGCGAGGCACTCGATGATGCGGCGGTTGAGGCAACACTCGACACCGGCACATTTAACGCAATTGTCGATATCTTTTCTGGTCGTCACTTGCAAATCTTTACGACTGGCGCAGAGTTCTATGTGCCGCAGACATTAGACACGCCAATCACGCCCAGTAACCTTATCGTCAAGCAGCAGACTGCGTTTGGCAGCAAGCCCGGCATACGATTGCAAAACGTGGACGGCTCGACCTTGTTTATCCAAAGGCAAGGAAAAGCGATACAAGAGTTTATTTATAGTGACGCGGTGCAAGCGTACACGTCAGCCAAGATATCTTTGCTGTCATCGCATCTGCTAAAGACGCCAGAGGAAATGGCGGTGCGTGTCGCAACGTCTACTGATGAGGGCGACCGTCTAATGCTGGTAAACGGCGAAGATGGCAGCATTGCCTGTTATACATTGCTGCGCAGTCAGAACGTCATTGCGCCGTCAGAGTGGACAACCGATGGCGATTTTATCAATATCGGTGTTGACGTTGACGACATTTATGTTGTGGTAAAGCGCACGGTAAATAGCGCGACTGTTTATTATGTTGAGTTATTTGATCCTGCTGCGTTGCTTGATTGTTCGGTGACAGGCGGGGCTGCGGCGTCAGTGAACATGACGCACCTAGAAGCTAAAACAGTTAAGATTATCCGCGACGGCATCGTTGAGCCTGATCAAACCGTTCCGGCGTCACCGTTCACTGTTACCTTTGCCGCTGCGGCGGCTACAAGCCACGAGGTCGGCCTTAACTTTACGCCAGAGGTAAAGACACTACCAGTCGAGCCAAACCTGCCGAGCGGCTCTATAAAGGGCTTTAAGAAGCGGATCTTTGAGGTAAACGCTGAGTTGTTTGAAACGCAGTCTTTAACAATCGACAGCAAGCTAATCGCGTTTCGCCAGTTTGGCGCAAATGTGTTTGGCAGCGCGGTGCCTGAGTACACAGGCATCAAGACATTGCACGGCCTTTTGGGTTATACTTATGATGGGCAAATAACAATCGGCCAAGAGGTGCCATTAAAAATGACACTGCTAGGCATTGATTATAAAGTGAGCGTAGGACAGTAATATGGCACAAGCACTTCCATTTATTATGGCTGGCTTAACCGCCGCGAAAATGTATTCGCAATTAAAGGCGGGGCAACAGCAAGCTAAAGGTCTGATGCGCCAAGCCGCATTTAAAAGAGTGCAAGCCAGATCTGAGGCTCTTAAATATAAACAGCAGGGCGTTGCAGTTATGGACAACATATTGCAAACCAAAGCGTCAATTAACGCCCGCATCGCCGCTGGGGGGCTTGAGACATTTAGTGGAAGCGCTAAAGTTTTAGGTGTTATGGCCGAAGCTAAAGGCGCAAACGAACTTTACATTAGCCGTGATGGTGAGCAAATTGCATTTGGCACTGGTGAAGCGCAGGCAATGCAGTATGCGTCACAAGCCAAATCAGCGATGGCGGCTGGTAGAACTGCCGCGCTTGGCACTCTGACGAGCGCCGTGGCAGGGCAAATGGCTTTAGGCGGTGCGCCGGGTGGTTCAACAGGCGGCTCTTACCTAACAAATGCCGATGACGTTATGGGCGCTGGTGGGGGCTTGTAATGGCAGAGCTACCAAAATACAGACCTTTAGGCGTAGGCATACCGTCAGTGCCGACTGTTGACTTTGTGGCGACAGGCGCAGCTAAAGCTCGCGCACTTGATGCTGTTACCAAAGGTCTTAACAGCATGAGCGATTATGTTTACAAAAAACAAGTTGCCCAGACACAGCGAGAGGCAATGCAGTATGCGTTTGAAAACCCAGTAACCGCTGAACAAATTGAGCAAGCCCTCGCTGATGGCCGAGACATGAGCGAGGTTGTCGGCGACCCTGATACAGTGTTTGGCGCGGTGACGACTGCGGCCACAGCAACCCAGTTATCTACTGAGCTACAAACACAACTAACATCAAAGCTTGCTATCTATAATGGAATGATTGAGGGCGGCGATCCTAACTTTGACCCACAGTCTATGCGCAACGATTTAACGGCTATGATCACAGGTCATAGCGAAATAATCGCGGGTGTAGACCCGGAGGCTGCGCTAAAATACAACGCGACCGCAAACACACTATCTGCGGCCACATATAAATCAGGACTTGAACATAGCTTTAAAATAGCCCAAGCCCTCACAAAAGACCGGGCAAATGCAGAGCTTGATAAATTGCCTAACATTGTAAAGCGCGTTTTGTTAAACCACGCTGGCGACATTGGTGTTACTACCGGCACAATCGCTACCCAATTAAAAGTTGCTAACAACGCAATCATTGAGACTGGTGATGCCGCATTTATAGAAAGCGCCGGAACTAAGATTAGGGATATTGTAACTGAGCAATATCAAAACGTCCTAGCCGACTGGGCTGGGCAATCAAGCGCAAACACAAAGAGCGCCCTGCAAGGTAATTTTGGTGACAGGTTTACCAGTTTATATGGCATCCTTGACGATAAAGAAAAGGCTGGTGTTCGCGACTTAGTTAGAAAACAGCGCGATGCTCGTATAGCTGATAATAAAGTTGCTAAAGACCTTGGCCTTGCTAACGCCAAAAAAGAAGTGCAGCGCATACAAACAAGGATGGCTGACTTAGCGCCTACTGCTTACCAAGGCGCAGATTATAATTCTGCTGTTGATCAGTTGCAGGCGTTAGCTATTCTGTATCCAGAGGCCGTAACACAATCATCTATTACATCGCTAGACAAAGCGCTTGATCCCAGCAAAGACCCCAAGTCGAACTTTGCTGGTATGTTTGAATTAAAGCGCAGGGTTCTAAGCAACGAAATACAGACAATGGATGATTTAGAAAAGCAAGCAACGAACCTCGGCGTTGGCGCAAAAGATTATTATTCAATTGTGCCGTTCTTGCAAACAGACGTAAAAGCAGAAGCAACAGCCGTTGATCGGATTATTCGGCGTAACGCTAAAATTGTTGATGGGTCAAATGCAAGCGAAAAACAATCCAAAGCGTATTTTAAGTTTGATAGAGTTTTGACCGAAAGACATGATGCAAAGATAGAAGAGTGGGAGCAAGGTGGAAAAGTTGGTATAATGCCAACAAAACTGCAAACAGCTAAAGAAATTGACCTAGAGTATCGCCGCAGCGATGAGCAAAAAGATGTTAACAATGCTGTTGCAAACCTTGCCAGAGACTTTGGGCCAGGTGGCGCGCAAACACCTCTTAATATTTTAATTGACGAAGATACAACAGAACAAGACATAAAAGACGCTTTAATCGCTAAAGGTGTAGAAGGCCGGAAATTAGCTGCGCAACTGGATTTGGTAAAGTCTAGGATTAGCACTATGCAGCGGGCTGTTGAAAGAAGGGATGCTCTACGATGACTGATGATTTTGCAAGAGCGTTTGATGACAGGTTTGCGTCTAATGTTATGGTTGACACGCCGCCTGTTCTGCAAATCCCATCAATGGATACACCACCAGACCCAGTGCAGCCAGAGGCACCAGAGGTAACTGAAAAACAATTGTTGCTTGACCCGCAGTTTGCAGCAGCGGCGCGTGACGTGCATTTGCTGTTTGAGGGTGAGCCGTTTGAGGGTGACGATCAAATGGCGGCGCGCTACGGCATAGATGCAATCGGTGAGTTTAATTATAACTTTGCTGGCCCGGCTGGTATCCCCGGCGAAAGTGGTATTAGCTCGCCCGGCACTATTGGTCAGGCAGCAGCGCTAATGACTAGCGGCTCACAAGATCAGGCCAAATCATTTGTTTACCTTATGGATCGTTATGATCAATTGCCCAACTTTACACTGGCTGGCACTGCTCGCATGATACGCGGTATGGTTGCTGACCCTAGCGTTTACACTGGCTTTGGTACATTAGGCGCTGGTTTCTTGGTTCGCAAGACTGGGGCTACTGGCATCAAAAAATTATTAGTTGAGATAGCAAAGCGCCCCGGCACGTCAGCCGCTGTATATACTGGCGTTGAAGCTGGGGCTGCCGATCAACTAACGCAGGGCGTTGAGCGCAAAGCTGGGATAGACATTGACCCAGCAACAGGCGCACTGCGCACTGCGTTGACTGCTGGCGTTGCTGGCACAATGGGTGGCGGTTTAGTCAAGGGCGGCGAGATGTTAGCGCGTGAACTTGGGCCTGCTATTGGTGACGTTATTAGCCAAGCTGGGCAGTCAGCCGAAGCGCGGATGGCCGAGCGCGGGCCTATTACTGACCGCGTTATGTCTGGCGCTGATCCTATGGAAGTGATTGACCCGGCGTTAGCTGCGGCTGGTAAGTTGGCTAGGGGTGGATCAACAGAAGCGCATCCAAACAGGATAGCAACAAGATTGCCAACAGCAGTTAGAGCAACAGAAAATCCCATAGATGAACCCTTGCAAATTGGTTTAGCTGAATCAAAAGCAGACCCGGTGCAATTTGAACATAATGTTAAAATTGTCCAAGATTACCCAAACATGACTGAGGCGCAATCACAGTTGCCCCCAGAGCAAGCGTCAGAAGAGTTCATAACTCATGTTAAAGATAATTTGCTTTGGATACACGACAAGATCCCAGATGAAACAAGGCAAAGATCAAAACTATGGTATGACGGTGCGAGGGCTATAACTGACAAATGGTCTGCAAAGTATAATTTACCTGACGCATCAATAGCTGGCACTCTAGCTGCTTTGTCTCCGCAAATGGATTGGTATAAAAACGTCAGCCTTGCCGAGCGTGTTATTACAACGATGGCAAACCGTGATGTTCCTGCTAGTAAAGAGATGATTGCGTTTGCTAAACAACTCGACCCTAAAACAAAAAAACCAAAACTGGCCGAAAAGTTTCAGCCAATAGTTGACGACATGCTTGGCAAAACCTTAAACGATCTTGATAGCCCACTAAAAAGAGCTATATTTGTTCGTTTGTATGATGAGGTTAATAATCCAAGAACACACAATATTATTAGCCCAGAAGGCGATTTGATGGAAACTGTAAAGAGGGCTGACGGTTCTGAAGCTGGAACAGGTTGGGGCAGTTTTGTTGAAATAACCAAAGCTGTTGAGGCTGTTGAAAGTGGTGGGGATAAGGCTGTTCTAACGCCATTGATGGGTACGCAGCACAAAGTGCGAAGTTTTTATAACAACATTCTCGACCCTAATGGGCCTAATGGTGATGTAACAATTGACACGCACGCAGTGGCCGCTGGCTTGTTAAAGCCCCTGTCAGGTCAATCAACAGAAGTGCATCACAACTTTGGCAGCGCCCCATCTATTGCACAAAGATCCGCGAACTGGAAAGGCGCAACAAAGAACTCTAGTGTTACTGGCGTTCAAGGGAATTATGGTCTTTATGCAGAAGCATATAGAAGAGCAGCACAAGAACGTGGTATTCTTCCAAGAGAAATGCAGTCAATAACTTGGGAAGCTGCTCGCGGGTTGTTTACAGATGTATATAAACGCGCCAAAAAAGATGGTGAATTTGTAAATGTTAAAGCAGTTGATGGTTTTTGGCAAAAGTACCGCAAGGGCGAAATGACTATAGATGAGGTAAGAGATGCAATCGAACAACACGCAGGGGGAATTAACCCCCCAACTTGGAAACAGTAACCCAGTTATTGAGTTGCTTAAAGAATATGGCATCCCTGTTAACAGGGAAAACTATTTACAGTTGGCTTATCTTGGCGAGCCGCCAGAAGAGTTAAGCGCAGAGGAAGAGCTAGAACTGCCAGAACAGTTACGAAATTAAGGAATAAACAATGGCAATACGCGGCCCAAGAGATTTAGAAGATAAGCTCGACCAGCTTTCCAAACAGGAGCCGGATGCCGACCTGACTGATGACGGCATCCAGCCTGCTGGTTTTGCCCGGTCATTAGGCCGTCAAGCCGCTGGGGAAATTATCAAGCCTCTAACAAAGCGCGGTGCGCGTGTTGATCCTGATTACAAGGTAACAGAAGAAATAACAAAGCCGGTTGACGTTATTGACCAAGACGGCACTGCCACAGATATTATGGACATTCAGCCGCCTGTTGAGGCGCAAACAAAAATAGAGCCGCAAATTGTGCCGCCTATAAAAAAGCCAAAGCCATCAACAGAAGAACGTGTCGAAGAGGTGATGGCCGAGCGTCAAGAGGCTATGGGTGGTGCGCGCACAGTGCCATCGCCCAGCAAAAAGCAGTTAGCAGAGGGCGTTGAGGCTGGCCCAATTAACACTAGCTTTTATGATAGCGATAGTTTAGCAGCAACAGCTAAGGCTGTGGCCGGGAATACTGAACCTGACTATCAAGCTCAAACAGTTGAGAGCTTATATAGACGCGCCTTTATGTCTGGCGTTCCTAAGAAAACATTAGACGCAATGTTTCGCGGCATACCAATGCAAAGCAAGGTTGGCAACAACCAGTTAGCGACACAGCTTGCTGGATTGCAGGCACTGCATGATGTTAGCGCACAAAAGGTTGATGAGCTTATGACGCAGGCTGCGTCTGGCCTTCTAACTGACCTTGGCAAGTTTGAGTTGCGCGAGGCTTTGTCGCAGCATGAGGTAATCCTTGGCACGTTAAAGGGCGCAAAGCGTGACGTGGCTCGCAGCATGAATGTGTTTAAGGGTGCGCGTGAACGCAATCTGCCATCGCTCGACATCCGCGCCGTTCTTGACGGCGCTGGCGGCGATGATCAATTGCGCGCCCTAGCTGACAATTACATGAAACAAGAAACCCGCGCTGCCAAAAACAAAGTCCTTGAGGTCGGCATTATCCGCAAAACATATGACAGTATCATTTATGCGGCGCAGTCTACGTTCCTGACTAACTGGGAAACGCATCTGTTCAACAGTGCCGCTAACTTTGGAACGCTAATCGCTGACGTTCCAGAGCGCGCCGTTGCTGTTCCAATTGGCAAGGTAAGAAAGCGCATCGCAAAAACACTGGGGCTAGAGTACAGCCCGGATGAGTATTACCGTCAGGACATTTACGCCAGAACATCTGCATTTTATAACGGCATTATGGATGGTTGGTCGTTAATGTCTCAAGGCGCAAAGACAGGGTCAACAAAAGACGCGGCGCGCAATCCGATATCATCTGCATATTTTAGCAACACGCCCCTGATGCTGCTTGGCAAAGAGGTGGCTAGAACGCCAGAGTTAAAGAACACGCTGGCTGGGAAAGTGCTTGATAGCTTGGGGATGATTTACTCAATCCCTATGCGCGCCCTTGGTGCTGGCGACCAGTTCTTTGGTGGTATTGCGCAGCGTATGGAATTGCACGAGCAGGCTTGGCGTTACGGCGCGCAAATATATGACAAGAAGCTGGCCGATGGCGGTACAGCAGATGAGGCGCTGTCTGTTTCACAAGAGGCCGTAAACAAGTTTTTGACTGAGCGTCCAGCAGAGGTTGACGCTAGTGTACAGAGCTTTAGAAAGCAAGCGACACTGATGGCCGACATTGACCGGCAATCAAACCTTGGCCGTATGTATCACGGCGCGCTCAAGGTTATGAACAACCCGCTAGTCAAACCGATCATGTTGTTTAGTAAGTCAGTCACAAACCTAGCCATTGAGGGCGCGGCTCGTGTGCCTATTTTAAACTTTATGTCGCCACGCTTTTACAGTGAGTGGGAAAAGGGTGGCAGGCACCGTGACCTAGCCATTAGCCGTATTGTTGTCGGCGGCACTATGGGTCTTGGCTCTTACTATCTAGCTTACAACGGCAGGCTCACTGGCGCAGGCCCGGCAGATACAGAGGACAGAAACAATTTAAAGCGCATTGGTTGGCAAGATTTTAGCTTGCGCCTAAACAATGACGAGATGTCGGATGAGAATATTGATCGCATAAATAAAATTCTTGGCGCTGGTACAATTCAGCGCGGCACCGGCAATATGGAGGGCAGCACGTTTATGTCATTAAAGAGGCTTGAGCCGGTGACAATACCATTGCTGCTTGGTGCTGCTTATGCCGACGCTGTTAAATACCGCGCCTATGATCCAGACGACACGCAGCTTAGTATTATGTTTGACGCAATGGCTGCGGCACTGTCTGAGTATTCCACTAATATGCCAGCGATGCAGTCAGTAAACGAGCTAATGCGTATTGCCAACCAGCGCCAGACAGACAGCGGTGACAGGATTTATGCTGCGGTTGATGCTTATGTGCGTCAGGTGAGCAACGTGGCTATTGCTGGAACGCCTGTGGTTGGTTTAGCTAACAGCGCAATTGTTGGCAAGATTGAGCGCATACTAGACCCGGCTGCAAGTAACACAGCAGTCAATCAAGCGCAGGTAGAGTGGGCAGATGATGTGTTGGGAATTGACGCAACGCAGCTTGGTGTTCGCGCTCTCTTTGAGGCTTATAATAAAATGATGAGCCGAGTTCCAACAAAGGCAAACAAACTGCCGCCAAAGTTAGACGAGCGCGGCAAGCCTATTGAATATAGCCCTGATTATTCTTGGGTGCCTATGGCTATGCAAAAGGGAAAACGTGACGAGGTGTCTGAGATTTTAGCGGCGATTAATCACGGCATTGCGTATCCAAACTTTGAAATCAATGGTGTTGGCCTGACGGCAGAGCAACAAAATATGTATTTAAAGTTGCAGCAAGACCCAGACCCTGACACCGGGATGACAATGGATGAGGCTATTGTTGACGTTATAAACCAGCGCCTCAATGACGCTGATCTGCTTGGCATTGCCCCGGCGATTGGCTCATTGCAAAATGACGTTAACACTGTGGTGTCTGATTATCGGGCTAGAGCGCGAGAGTTTATGTTTGGCAAAACCATCAAAGATAGAGACACCGGGCTTGTTGATTACACATTAGAGACAGATGACGGCACTGCTATTCTTTACCCAGATACGGCAGCGGCAATTGCTAAGAACCAGCAAAAGGTCAATCTATACGGCAGGTAATAAATAGGCTATAATCACGGCAACCATATGAGGCACAAAAATGGCTGACTATAACATCAACGCAATTACACGCAGGGTCGTGTTTACCGGGTCAGCCGGTCTGGGGCCGTATGCGTTTTCGTTTGAGATATTGGCTAACACCGACATCGTTGTTTATTTTAACGCAACCAAACTGACACTGACCACAGATTTTACTGTCACTATAAACGCTAATGGCACTGGTTCAGTTACACTGATTGTTAATGTTGGGGGCAACATACCGGCCACGCCAACAGCATCTGATCAAGTTGTTGTGATTGGTGCGCGAGACATTGAGCGCGTGACAGACTTTGTGACAGCCGGTGACTTGCTGGCATCGAGCCTTAATGAGCAGCTAGACGCGCTGACAATTTTTGATCAACAGGTTGCAGAAGAAAACAGGCGCGGCCTCCGCGCCCCTGTCTATGACCCTGCACTGGTTGAGGATGGCGGTGTTGTTGATATGACATTGCCAGCAAAGGCTGACCGGGCGCTAAAGTTTCTAGCGTTTGACAGCAACGGCAACCCAATCGCCACAACTACGGCTGGCGACTTTAGAGGCACTTGGGCAGCGGGCGTTGATTATTTTGCTGGTGATCTAGTTATTGACCCAGACGATAACAATGTTTATCGCGTTAATACAGCGCACACATCTGCTGGTGCAGTTCCTCTAAACACAAACACAAACAGCGCAAACTATGACTTGTTTGTAAACATATCTGCGGCGCAAACTGCTCTGATTGAAAGCATAGCGTCTCAATCCGCTGTAGAATTTTCACTAATCTTAGGATAGTAAAATGGCTAACACTTTTAAACTAAAGACTAATGGGGCTATGCCAGCTAGTTCTGGCACGCCTGACACGCTTTATACAGTTCCGGCTGCAACTACTGCGGTAGTTGTTGGGCTGACACTGGCAAACATCCACACAACCTCAGTCACAGCCACGGTTCAGATCGTTTCTACAACGGTTGATACTGAAACCAACGAGACAGTCAGCGTTGTTAAAGACGTTCCTATCTTGGTTGGGTCATCATTAGAGTTAATGTCTGGCAACAAATACATTTTGCAGACTGGTGACGTGATCAAGATTGATTGCAGCGTGTCTGCCAAGATAGACGCAACGCTAAGTGTGACGGAGATAACCTGATGAGGTACATTGGTGCTGACGCGAACAACGCTAACAATCAAGTTTACACCTACACGGCTTCTGGCGGTGAGACTAGCATTTCTGGTGCAGACAATGGCGGTTCAGTTCTGGCGTTTTCGTCTGGCGCAAATCTGACTGTGCATCTTAACGGCGCATTGCTAACGGCTGGCACTGACTACGACACAAACACAGCGAACACTATTGATGGCCTTACTGCCTTAACAGCAAGCGACAGCGTGGTTGTTACTGTCTACCGCTTACACAATGGGGCTGATGCTATGCCGCTGGTTGGTGGTACATTTAGTGGCCCTGTTGACTTTAGCAATTCTGTTGCTGGCACTACCGAGGTAAACGCCACAGTCACAGGCAATGTGACGTTAGACTTTTCTAAACATCAGAACTTTGTTTTGACGCTAACTGGCAACACGACTTTAGACAATCCCACTACTGAAGCAGTCGGTCAAACTGGTTTCATTACCTTTATTCAAGACAGCACTGGCGGCTATACAGTATCACTGGACACTGACTACGAGACTGCGGCTGCTGCTGGGTTGACACTATCTAGCACGGCAGACACAACAGACATTGTGCCTTACATCGTCACTGCATCGAACCGCATTTTGCTTGGCGCACCACAACTAGCTTTTGCATAGGAGTTACTATGTCAGGCCCACTAGGTTCCTCACAATGGATGTACGCTTCTGGCGCAGAGGCAGTTACCCAGCAATCCCTCAAGTTCAACGATGACGAAAGCCAGTATCTAAGCTGGACGCCTGCATCTGCTGGCAACCGCAAGACTTGGACTTGGAGTGGCTGGGTCAAGCGTGGAAAAATTAGTGGGTCAGGTTATTCTGTATTATTTGGCGCTGGTGGCACTACTAACAATGACCAACTCCTATTTAGAATGACAAGCGATGAAGGTCAGTTATTTTGGAGACAAGAAGCAAGCAACGTTGCCAACGCAAAACAAAATTCTATAGCATTATTTCGTGACCCATCGGCTTGGTATCATATCGTTATGGCTTACGACAGTACAAACGCAACAGAGATCGACAGAATAAAAATATATGTTAACGGTGTTCGGATTGAGCTAGATAACGATAACAAAATTGAATTAGATAGAGAAACCCAAACTAATAATACTGTTGATCACCATATAGGTTACGCTCCTCAAGTCTCAGACTACTTTGACGGCTATATGTCCGACATCAACTTCATTGACGGTCAAGCACTAGACGCAAGTAGCTTTGGTGAGACTGTCAACGGCTACTGGAAAGCAAAAGACTACGCTGGCACATACGGTACAAACGGTTTCCACCTAACCTTTGAAGATGACGTTGTGTCTGAAGGGTTCAATACTGCTACCTATCGTGCAAATGCTGGTACGCAAAGCATAAGTGGCTTGGGCTTTAGTCCAGATTTCGTTTGGACGAAGGCAAGAAACAATAGTTTCCACCACGAACTTTATGACACTGTTAGAGGTTCTACTAAAAAGCTGGCATCAAGCCAGACAAACGCAGAGTCTACAAAGGCAGACTCATTAACGTCTTTTGATGCCGATGGCTTTACATTAGGTTATCAAGAAAACTCTAACTATGTTGCTGGTAATGGCGGTGTCGCTTGGTGCTGGGATGCTGGCAGCGGTTCACCTGTCAGCAATACTCAAGGGTCAATCACCAGCACGGTCAAGGCAAATCCTAGCTATGGGTTTAGCATCGTGGGCTGGGCTGGAACTGATGGTTCTTCACAAACTGTTGGTCACGGTTTAAATTCTACGCCAGAATTATTTATAATTAAAAACAGGACTACGGCGGGTCAATCTTGGTTAGTGTATACAACTGCTATTGATGGTTCTCTTGATTTTTTAACTCTTGAGAACACTGGTGCTAAAACCGATTCAGGAGCCAACGCCCCAACATCTTCAGTTTTTTCGGTTAGCGGTAATTCATCAAACAAATCAGGGTCAAATCACATAGCCTATTGTTTCCATTCGGTGGCTGGCTACTCATCCATCGGGTCATACAGCGGCACAGGTTCGGCTAACAATTCTGTAACTGGTCTAGGCTTCAAGCCTGCTTGGCTTATGATTAAGAAAACCAACGATACTAAGGATTGGTGCATTTATGACAGTACAAGGCATCCCGGTGCATCTACTGATACACGATTAGAAGCAAACGATTCTTCTGCCGAAGTGTCTAATTCTACTATTGAAATTACGTTTGATGATGATGGGTTTACTTTGGTTGGCACTGGCTCAACAATTAACCAATCTGGCGGCGAACACATCTATATGGCCTTTGCCGACACACGCGAAGCAGCGTTCTGGAAAGACGTATCTGGGCAGGGCAACCACTGGACACCTAACAACCTAGACTATCGTGATACCTTGCCTGACAGTCCTGTCAACAATTGGTCTGTAATAAACTCCCTAGTAACTCGTGGAGACGTTACAGAAAAAGCTGTTTTTTCCGAAGGCAATTTAAAAGTTCAAGGGCAGACTAGCGGCACAGCATCGCAAGCTGCACAAGGCACAATACAATTCCCCGCTACTGGAAAATATTATTTTGAGGTTTTAATTCTTAGTAGCGATAGCGCATCTGCTTGGCACGTTGGCATTTGCAGCGGTTACAGCAATTCAGGAAGCGCTAGTGATAGCGACGTTTATTATCGTGAAGATGGTCAGAAACGTATCGACGGCACAAATTCATCTTACGGTGCTACTTACACAGCAGACGATATTATAGGCATTGCTGTAGACATAGACGGAGATGAAGTCGAGTTTTTCAAAAATGGTGCTTCACAAGGAACAATTAGTCACGCATTAGACGGCGACTTTATTCCGATGCTGTTTGTGCCGCCGACGGCTGACCAAGCGGTTGTCAACTTCGGTCAAGACAGCACCTTCTCAGGCGCAAAGCCGATGGGTGAGTACACCGATGACAGCGAACTGGGAACATTCCAGCACCAGCCACCGGCGGGTTTCAAATCCTTGTGTACGGCTAACCTTCCTGACCCTTCAATAATTTCTGGCACTGAGTATTTCAATACGGTGCTTTATACTGGTAATGGCTCTACAACACAAACAATAACAGGGGTTGGGTTTGGCAGCGCACCAGACTTTGTTTGGATTAAAAACAGAACAAGCGTTTTAGACCACAATATATATGATGTAATTCGTGGGGATGGTAAAAAATTAAAGACAAACAA